CAATCAGACTGAGTTTCTGGTTCAATTTCCATTAATTCATATAATTTCTTGTAGTTATAGATTTCTCCATTACAAATTAAACTACAATTCCACATATTTAGAGGCTGATTGGATAAACTAGTTAAGCCATTAATTGCCAATCTGTGAAACCCTTGTATGAATCCCTCTTCCTCGTGTAATAATATTTCAGAGAATTCTGGACCTCTGTTTTGCCCCTTTTCAAATTGCTCCTTGATAAATTCTTGGTCGCTATTTTTATTTTTTTTAATATCAGATTTATTATTATCAGTAGGTTTATTATCATTATCCTTAGTTTTATCTACATCTTTATTATCATTAGAATCTTCGTCACTTTTATAATTTAATAGAGCAAAAATACCGCACATTATTAATACAATTAAGACAATTATGTTTAATACATTTTAATAAATTATATATTTATTATTTATTGTTGTAATTATTTTATTATGGTATTATAATAATGAACGCATTTGAATATACTGACCAAACTGCTTCTCAAAAGACTGATACCATGAATATACGAACATATAGTCGCAATATTCCCAGTAATCAATTGCAACCTTATTTAGATGCCAGGTCGGTTTCAACTAAATATGCAACAATGCCAATAATTGATTTAAGGAAGCCAAATGAAACACCTTTGAAACAACAAGCCACATTTAATACATCAAATACATTTAATCCTGGCAATGACTTTGGTCCATGGTCTGGATTTGCATCCAATGTAAATCATGAATCTGATTTAAGAGGGCAAACTAATGCGATTCAAGCATGCAGTCAGGCTTATTATGTACCTAATAGCAAAAGCGACTTATATAAATATAATTGGCAAAAAAATAACTCATTAATACAGCCATTTCCAGAACTATTTAAGAATGAACAATTTTGCCCATTTAATCCTAATCCGGACTCAAATACAATTGGTTTTGGACTATTTAATAATGCCACAAGACAGCAAATAAAAGATTTAACAAAACCAACGAATGTATAAATAAAATGACGGATGTATAAATAAAATGACGGATGTATAAATAAAATGACGGATGTATAAATAAAATGACGGATGTATAAATAAAATGACAGATGTATAAATAAAACCAATGTATAAAAAATATATTACAATACAATTATAATATATTTTTTCTATTCTATTCTATTATACAAAATGTCTCATGATTTAGTGAACCAGATAACGTTGAATTTTTTGATTAGTAAGCAACAAATGCAAAAACTGAATAAAAAGATTAAGCAAAAAGAGGAAGATAAAATGAAAACTGATATGGAGATTTATAGAGAGCAAATAGTAGAGTTATTTACCAAATTTATAAATGATGAGTTTCCTGATGATTTATTAGAAGACGTCAAACACAGTTATACATATTTTATTGAAAAGAGCATTTATTATCTGAAAATGCACACGGATGCAAATGTAGAAGCAACTAATGACAGTTTAAAAGTGGATACCAATTTAGAAGAAGAAACAGTCGCAAGCTTAGAAGACTTAGAAGACTTAGAAGAAGATATAAGTGATAACGATAAAGAAGAAGAAGATATAAGTGATAACGATAAAGAAAGCTCAAACGAAGTAGAGGAAGATGAAGATGAAGAAGAAGACTTAGAAGAAGACTTAGATAACGAATCAAAAGAAACAGTCACAATCTCAAACGAAGTAGTAGAAGTAGAAACAGAAGTAAAAGAAGCAACAAACGAAGTAGTATATCCTAGAGTTTATAAGAAGTTACATAAATCTACAAACTCAAAGGGTGTAGATGATATTCAAAAACTACCATTAGATTGGTTTAATACAGTGAGACAAAACTATAAACAAAATCAGATTATTCCAAGACAAAAGGACAAAAAAGAGGTAATTTTGAAATCACCTAACAATTATAAAAATTCAGAAAAGAAAAATATCAGTAATTTATATGAAGACAAGAAGAATACAAAATAGAAATAGAAATAGAAACAAGAACAATATAAACAACAAATCAAATAACAAAACGAAACGTGCTAACAAAACAAAACGTGATAACAAAACAAAACGTACTAACAAATCAATACATTTAGAACCCAAATCTTTAACAAAAGCAGACGATTATAAACCATTTAAAAAACTTAATTGTAGTCCAAAAGATAAGAATGAAGTCAAAGAATATACTTGTTATACTGATAATGACCTTCAAAAACTACGTAATATGTGGAATGCAAGACATCCAGACAAAAAAATTATGACAAATGATTCCAAGGAGATATGGTCTCTACTCAAAAACTATTATGCCAAAATTTGCAACAAGGAATCATGTTGGGTCAGACAAATGACAAAGGGCACTAAAATGGAAGAAGAACTGTTAGAATCGTTTTCTCCTACCTCTCCAATTGAATGGAAAAAGAATCCCAATGAATGGCTTTCAAGTATTGATATTATTGAAGTAATGAATCAATATGAAAAAACATATAAGTGTTTTGATTTTCTAGGACCATCTCCAATTGATTATGACACACATAAATTATACGGCGAATGTGTTTGGGAAGAATTATGTCATTTCAACTTAGCACAACAAATCAAAAGTGGCAAGAGAAAAATCGGCATCATATTTAATACAGATACACATGATAGAGGTGGTGAACATTGGATATCTGTCTTTATAAATATAAAGAAAGCAAGTATATTCTTTTTTGATAGTGCTGGTAACAAAGCATCATCACAAATAATGAAATTTGTTAATATGGTCGTGGAACAAGGTCGCAGTCTACCAAACCCAATAGACTTCAAATTTGACCAGAATTATCCAATAGAGCATCAATATAAGAATACAGAGTGTGGTGTATATTCAATATTTTTTATAATACATATGTTAGAAGATAAGATAACAGGACATTATTTGAAGACACATAAGTTAAAAGATGAATATATGCAACAATTTAGACAGGTTTATTATAATGATGATTTATAAAGACTAAAGGATAAAAGACTAAAGGATATAAAAGCATTTGATAAAATAATAACATAAAAATTAGCTATTATTTTATAATATATAATCAAATGAATATAAATAATGTTCAGCAATTTACAACAAGTAAAAATCTAACAATGTTATGGGATGTTTTGTTAGATGAATTGCATATAGATATAGAACATAAGCAAATTATTCACAATATTAAAACAGTATTTGATGGCAACATCACTCTTTTTACTGCAAGAGCAAATCCAAACACAGGATTAATGAATTTAAATAAACAGTTTTTAAATCAGGTACTCATTGCTGTCAATCAATTATTTCCTAATCTAAAACAGGAACAGCAAATGAAGCGAATAAGTATAAGTAATGAAGTTTTAGATGAGCCATATAAAGTAGAAGATATTCATAATGCAAGACAAACAGATTTTGAAAAACAAGTAATTAATAAACGCAACGAATTTGACAATTCTATTAATGTAAAGAAACCAAAACCAGTTGACTTTTCAGATAAAACTGATAATAATATTAAGATTACAGAAATGGAAGCACTTATTGCTGAAACAGTGGCAAATCGTAAATATGATATTGAACAAATACATGGTACAAATACAAATAACTCTCTAGTAAAAGGTGTCAAAAAGGTGTCATTTAACGATAATGAAAATGTTACATTGCATATTGACGAATTTGAAGATAATCAAATAAATACAAATAATATTTTTAGTAAACTAAAAAAAACAATTATTGCAGAACCTTATAAAGATAAAACGGAAGTATTAGATAAATCAGAATCAGATAAAACGGAATTATTAGATAAACGATTTAATGAAATGAATAATAAAATAGACACATTGTTTACCATGATGCAACAAATGTCTGCAAATTTACAACAACTTATTGAAAAATAAGGCAGTTTTATTATTTTATGTTCTATCTCTAATAATCTCATAATTACCCTCACGTGTCTTAACTAGTTTGCCCAATAATATCGGCGCGACACCAGGTGTTTTCTTTGCCTGAATAACACTATCATAATCATAAACTTGATATGTATCTTGACGTAACATATATTGTTTACCATATTTGTCTGAAAATGGTCGGGCATCCCAGTCTACTTTGACACGATTAATCGCAGCAACTGTATCACTCTCATCCTGAGCATAATTAGGATTAAATGCAAAATCTTGCGCATTCGGCTTCCCAAATGTCAAACATACTAAACCTTCCTTGGTATTTGATTTCGTATATGTCGCACAATCAATTGACGATTCTTTAATACCGGTGAGCAATTGTGTTGATAATTGCTCCTTAATTGTGGAAATCTCATACAATTTCTGATCCGATGTTTGAACCGAATAAGGCGCCAATTTACTTTTATCTCGTGCACTAAGTCTCAATTCAATCGCATGTTCGCTATCCAATTGTTCTTTCGTAAATTCCATCACGTAAATAAACACTTCTACTGTCTGGAGTTCTTCCGGTAAATCCTTATGACTGCAAATACGTCTGGCACGACCAATGACCTGTTCTGCGCGAACCGGATGCCAATATGGCTCCATAATATGAACATAACGCGTATTACGCAAATTAATGCCTTCTGATCCAGCCGATGTAATCATAAGCACCTTTATAATCTCGCCCAAATTATTATTAGAGCTTTTACGTCTCAATTGCGCAGCAATATTATTTGGAATATTGTCCCATGAACCATTGTAAATATTACGAATAATTTCCCTTTCTTCGGCTTCTTCTGTACCTGTATATAGAGCAAATGTTGGTTTGCCCATATCCTCTTCACTCATATTTAATTCCCAA